AACTTGTGCGGAATCTTAACAGGCGTAATGCTTACAAAAGGAACTTTATCAATTGGTTCGTTAGAAAGAACTTTGCTTCCAACAGAACAAACCTTTCTTAGTTCAGCAATGCCATCGCCATCGTAGTCAGTTCTAATAAATGACTCATGTAAGAAATAAGTTCTTAACGCTTCCTCACTATCAGAGTAAGAACCCCAGCCTTCATAGTAATCAGCAGAGTCATCAAAGTTATAACGGCTAAGTCTTTCAGATGAATAAGCATTAATATCATCATCACCGCCGCCAAGTTCTGCTGGATCAATATCCTCATCAGGATACATTAGCCGAAGTTCAGATAAAGTTTTCTTTACGCGATGGCAAACAAATCGAGCATCTTGAATGCTTTTTGCTTCTCGACTAATAAGAAACTCATCAGGAGTTACGTTTTCAATTTTGACTCGCCCATTATAGCCAACACGTTTAATGACTACATCATTTTTCGCTCCATAGTCATCGACGTAAGGCGTATGCTCTATTACCTCTACATCAGGAGACATAACCAAAAGACCAAACTCTTGATCGTCTAGCCCGTTGTACTCTTCACGATTCCAATCTTCGTACTCATCCCAATAGACTTTAACAATACCATTCTTTTGCAAAAGCGCATCAGTAAACCAAGTGTAAAGAATTTCCCAACCGTTGTTGTCTTTCGTAAAAATATGGTTTACATAATCGGTTGCTTGTTTTGCAGACTCAACATCTTCTGGGCCAACAGGCTCAAACGTAACCATCTCATCGCCAGATGCAAACACTCGCATCAGAGACGGTTTAATCCACTCAATAGTATCCATAACAGAAGAATCTACATACTGGCTTCTTCCTTCTACTTCGTTACCAAATGGAAGACCATAGTAGTAATCCATAGCAGTTTCTCTCTGCTCGGATATCGTGTCATTATACCCAAGAGCATCCGTGATTTCTCCTTGGATTCTGGATAATAGTTCTTCGTCTGTTACTTTAGATGATGCCATATTGTTTATATTCTATCTCTTTTGTCCATGAAGGATCAGTACCGGAAACGGCAAACCTTCGTGATAAAACTGCGTACCTAGTAGCGCTCATCAAGTCATCCTTAAACGCAACTACTTTGCCGCCTTTCCTGTGATACATTCTGAACTCTTCAAACCAATCTGATAACGTATTAAACACATGGAAACGACCATCCTCCATGTATTGCAACATATCCATCAAGCCTTCTTCAACAGAGTTACCGCCTTTATTTTGCCCAAGAGCAGGAGGATTGCTAAAATGCTCTAACAGCATATTACATCCTAAACTTCTATACTGGTCGGCAAGACCCGGATTACCCATGCTATCCCTGCGATTTCCGTCATGTGGGTAAGCAATTGGTACGCTATCTGATCTAGTTCTAATAGCAGCAGCGTGTACACTCGGTGATGCTTTTGACTGCCTATAACAGTCATATATGTATATTTCGTCGTTATCTTTGTCCCAAGCCGCCCAAACTACAGCAGTAGGGTGATCCCAACCAAAGTCAATACCCGCAATTCTTGCCCAATGATCCTCAATAATTACAGGATCAATCATGATTTTATCTTCTTGGACAGGAAATACAAGGCCAGAACCGATGCTTGGACGTCCAAACCTACGCATTTCACGCTCATGTGGAGCGTAACTAGACAGGATTTGAGTCATTACATCTTCGTTTAGATGTCCGCTACCGCCTTTTAAAGACTTGACACTCTCCGCTGCATCGTCCCAAGTAGCGTTTACAAGAGCCTGACCTTTCTGGAGGTTGTTCATAAAACTAGCAACAGTCTCGGTCATGCCCGATTCTGGCGTAAACGTCATGTACACCATGCCTTTTCGGTCAAGAGTACGGGTGACTGCCTGTGAGTATAACTCACGGCTAGGCTCTTCGTCAAGCCATATACAGTCTACACTACGTCCCTGCCACTTGTCAACACCCATTTCATAGGCTTTAAAGTGTAAAGATGAGTTCCCACCCGTAACGTGTTGTATAAGGGCAACACTTTTAGCGTTAGGTACACCGGGTTTGCGTTCCGTCTTTATAATTTTACTTTTAGGTATCGCACCCGACCCAAATGCTTCAGGATCATCTGGGGAACCCAATAACTCGTACTGGACAATATCTCTGGTTGTCTCGTTAGATACTCCACCGGCCCAAGCAGTAATTGGTTGATCGTACCGTTTTCCTTCCCACCAATCAGGATATAAGCCTGTAAGGTGGTATGACATCTCTGCTGCGCCACAAAATGACTTGCCTATGCGGTTAGCCGCCATGAGAAGCCTCTGGTTGGCCTCTGAGCCGGTTTTATGGAACTTCTGCTGGTAAGGGTAGGGATCGTAAGAATCGATCCTGTTGAAGCGCTCAAGGCGTTTCAGAGCCTTTACTAATTCCAGCGCCCTAGTGTTTGTATCCAAGTGATTCGAGTTCCTTCCTGATTTCGTCCGCGCTCATCTGCTCGATTGTGGTAGTTTCAACCTTGTCTACAGGTTTAAGGCCAGCCCTATCCAAAATATCTTTAATAGCCCCAAGGCGTACAGACTCCGACTCAGCGTTTTCCGCAAGATCAGAAAGCCATTTAAGGCTAGAAGGAATCTTGTCCGCAATAGATTTTTGGACTTCTTCTTGAATTTTACTGTGCAGTTGGTTTTTTAACTGATAGCCTTTGGCTCTGGCTGTCTTTTCTGAATAACCAGCGGCAATAGCGGCTTGAGTTGCATTACCAGTAGCAACGTAAGTCTCAATAAATTTATCTTGTTTTTCTGTCATCTTCCATACCCGCCTTCTCTAAACGCTGTAGTTCCCGGCCTTGGTGGAGGAGGAGCGGAAGGTTTAAGAAGAGCCATAGCCCTATCTACATCACGGTCAGAGCCAGTAGGTTGTTTTCCAGACCTAAGTTCTTTCTGGATTCTTTTTGGTAATTCTTTAAATTTTGCTTGATCTGCAACAACACTAGCGGCAGCAATCTGTGCAGGACTTGGGCCGGGATCAACGTAGTTAGCGGCTTCTTTTCCATATTTTGGTCGTGCAGGAGCCTTAGTTATTTTTACATTAACGGCTGGGCCTTCGGCCATAGGAATGTTTACAATGTTGTTATTTCTAGCAGCCTCTTGTAATATCAAACTTTCTGCTGCTTTTTGGGCGGCTATTTTTGCTGCTGCTGCTCTTCGTTCTGATGCTTCTCTTTGCGCAACATTTGCTGTTGGATCGCCACCAGCAGTTGATACTGAAGATAAGTTGTTAATTGCATCAATTACAGCATTATTGTATGCAGCAGGATTGTCATAGTTAGAAACAAAGGATCGAGTAAGGTCAAGTACGGCGTTTCCAATTGGATCAACACTTACACCTTCCATTCCTTGGAAGTTTAAATTCATAGACGGGCTAACATCAGCACCGGGGTATTTCTCCTTTTTTGCTTGGGCCTTCTTCGACTGGGCTAAATCCAGCAGCGATAAGCCCTTTTTTTGCGGCTTCACCCAGCCCGAGTGTCAAACTAATAACAGGAACGGCTTGTTGCAAGAATCCTGTAAACGCTGGCACTGGAGTACTTTGCGGATTTAAACCTTGATAAACGTTTTCTAAACCATATGCAGCAATGGCTTCTAGTACGTCTTGTTCATCTACAGCGAATTGATTTTTTAAGGCTGGAGCGGCTTCTCTTGGGTTTACTCCCCAAGGGCTTTCAACAACGCCAGAACTGGTCCTAGAGCGTGGTGAAATATCTCTTACAGGGCCGCTATAGTGTGGGCCAATATTTGGGTTATAACCTCCAACAACAACAGGAGGAGCGGTTGGCCCATACTTTGGATCTAATACACCCGCACCAATTAAAGAACTT